AATCCAAAGCCAAACAAGACCACATAAACCACGTTAAACGGATAGCAAAAGTAATTGACCAATACGAATATCCGAAGAAAGTTGCTAACGCCATAGCGAGGGCGGAAAGGAGATAGAATGAGCGACATTAATACACTAAGCAAATCATCATTGTCGGCAGACAAAAGCGGCAGCTTTGAAATGCTTACGGCAAACTTTTCCGGGACAATGTTTTTCGCAGTAAGGGAGTTGCCGTCATGATCTGGTATTACTGCTCGGACTGTGACAAGGTTTTTCGAGAGGACGAAATCGGCAGCCGACCGGAATCTTGGCGAGGCGAGGCATGGGGCGCACCGTTTATCCAGACGGATTGGCATAATTCCTGTGCCGAGTGCGGAAGTGATGATATAGGCGAGGTTCCGGAATGTCTCTGTGGAGAGATGGGATTAAAACCCGGAGAAATCGTCTGCGAGAACTGCCTTGATAACATCGCTTACATAGTCGGAGAACTGCGGAAGTTATTTCCTGACATAAAAAACATGGACAAGTCAACGGTGTTGGAAATTATTGCGAATAGTTGGTAAGGAGGAAAATGGATGTTAAAACCATACGACGAATTAAGGAAAGTTGACATAAGCAAACATATCGAGCAGAGGGACGGAATGGACTATCTGAACTGGGCGAAATGCATCGATCTCCTGCACGAACACGGAGCGGAAAAGGTGTATTTCGAGCCTTTGGTGAATGAAAAAGGATCGAGCCTGTTTATGACAGATGAAGTTTTCACGGACAAGAACGGTGTCACTCATAGATGTTATGAAGTGGGTGTAAAGGTAGTTGTTGACGACAACGAATGGATTTTTAGAGGTCCACTGATGAATGGGGCAAATCCGGTCAAAGACAACTCAATCTCACAGCAAAGAATCTGGAACTGCCAAACAAGACTCTTTGTAAAGTGCATCGCCATTCATACGGGGTTGGGTTTCAATCTTTGGGTGAAAGAAGAACAGGAGGTTGAGAAAGCCGACAAGTGGGACGACATCTACAATCATTCTCTGGCAGCGATTAAGGAAAGAATCGAACGGCTCATGACGGTCAAAATGGACAACGGACTATCGGCTGATGAAATCGCAATGAAGGCAGGGCTGAAAGACGCTGACGAAATGCGTGAGTACATCAGAATGTTCAAGCGTCTTAACGACTTTGAAAAGAAGCTGAGAGAGATATGATTTCCGACAAAGATCGCTCTGGTTGGTTCGGTGCCAGCGATACCCATATGGTGATGGGAAACTGGAAAACCGAAACTTTCAAAAAGTGGTGGTTGGAGAAGCTTGGGTTACATAAGAACACCGTCAACACGAAGGCCATGAAGGTCGGTACGTATTACGAGCATAGAATTCTTGACACAATTCCAGGGGTTGTAAAAGACCGTCAGATTCTAATTCCAGAACTTCGTCTCAGGGTAAACCTCGACGGCGAAACCGATATCATCCACGAAGTAAAGACTCACAAAGAGCCGGAATTTAAGGTTTCAAAGCGGTATCGGGAGCAGGTGATAGTCCAGATGTACGCCGCACAAAAACCCGCTGAAATCGTCGCATACAGGCTCACAGAGGACGATTATTTAAACTACTTCAACGAGATCGACCCCGAACGGATAACCCATCACCCAATAGAGTACGACGAGGAATTTATATCAAAGTATCTGGAGCGGCTGAAATACCTCTGCGAATGCTTAGAGAAAGGAGTGATGCCGAAATGAGAGCGCCTAGCATAATGCAAACCGAAAAGGTGTGCTGGCAGACAGGGCGAACCGACAACCTCCACTTGCACCATATATACGAGGGCAACGGCAGACGGAAAGTATCTGACGAAAACGGCTTTTGGGTGTGGCTTACGGGCGAATGGCACAACCAGGATTCACGGATTGACGTACACCATAACCCGAACTGCGGACTGGATTTGCAACTAAAGCAAGAGTGCCAGCGAGCCTATGAGAGCATGGGGCATAGTCGAGATGAATTTATCAAACTGATCGGGAGGTCGTATCTCTAATGGAGTTCCAATTCAAAAAAGCCAAAAGACTAGTCGACGATGAAGGGGCGTGGATTTCTATTCTTGCTCCAGACGAAAGAACGGTTCGTAACATCATATCATCTCTTATTTCCGATAAGGTCTACCAATGCACCATAAAACCATTCAAGCCAAAACGAAGCCTCAATGCAAACGCCTACTTCCATGTATTGGTACATAAAATCGCAGAGGTTCAAGGATTAAGCGAAGAAGAAGTCAAAGTCAACCTTGTGCTTGAATATGGTGCAGTCATGCGAGACGAAAACGGCGATAAGGTGGGGTTTAAACTTCCGACAAGCGTTGACGTTAACTCCATTTACAAGTATGCAAAATGGTTCGACAGGCGGGTCGAAAACGGCAAGGAATTTGATTGTTATATCATCTATGAACACACTCATAAGCTGGACTCTAAGCAAATGGCGCGCCTGATCGACGGTGCTGTGTATGTGGCAAAGGATTTGGGAATCGAAACCGAAACGCCAGCAGAGATCGAACGCATGAAGGCACTTTGGGGAAAGGAGAAGGAATGAAATTCACAATACCAGGCGCACCAGTCGGCAAGGCTCGGCCCAGGGTAACCCGATGGGGAACGCATACGCCAGAAAAAACGGTACTCTATGAAAACCTTGTCAAACTGTCATATCAAGAGCAATGCGGAACATACACCGAGAAGCCGCTAAAAGCCGTTATCAGCGTGTTTTATGACATTCCGAAGTCTACACCCAAGAAGAACATAAAACCCATGTTAAACGGCGAAATACGCCCTTGCAAGAAGCCTGATTGCGATAACATCGCAAAAATTATACTAGATGCGCTCAACGGCACAGCTTACAAGGACGATGCACAAATTATTGACCTGCGGATAACAAAGCATTACGCAGAAAAAGCCTCGGTTGAGGTCGAATTACAGGAGGTAAACAAATGAATAACGTTGTGCTCATAGGAAGATTAACTAAAGATCCTGAATTAAGATACATACCCGAAAGCCAGACCGCAGTCGCCACATTCACTTTGGCGGTGGACAGGCCGGGCAAGGAAAAGAAGGCGGACTTCCCGAAAATTACGGTCTTCGGCAAGCAGGCGGAAAACTGCGAACGGTTTATCACAAAAGGAAGGCTGGTTGCCGTGCAGGGCAGAATCCAGACAGGAAGTTACAAAAACAAGAACGGTGATACAGTTTACACAACAGGCGTGATAGCCGACAGGGTAGAGTTCCTGGAATGGGGAGAGAAACAGTTTAATTACGAGGACGAAAACCAGGACATACCGTATGGAAAAAGCGCCAATAAGAAGCCGCCGGATATTCCGGAAGGGTTTGCGGCCTTAGAGGACGACGACGATATACCGTTTTAATGGAGGGAATACGAATGCCCAACAGAATTATCAAAGAATCGATATGTTATAGCCAAGATATTAACGATTTAAAGCCGGAAGAGGAGGTTTTTTATTACAGATTGTGGGTTAACTGTGACGATTTCGGCAGATTTGACGCACGTTTGCCGATGCTGAAATCGAAGCTGTACCCATTACGAGAGAATATGAAATCATCTGATATCAAACGATATATGAACGCACTCATAGACAAAGGAATGGTTGAAATTTACAGTGTTAAAGGTGTTTTGTACGGTCAAGTTTTGGCGTGGGAGAAGCACCAACAAATAAGAGCAAAGCGCAGTAAATACCCACCAAAAAGCGAGGCTGATGGTGTCGGAAATCAAATGATATCAGATGATAGCATATGTCCCCGTAATCCAATCCAATCCAATACAATACAAAAAGAATCCGAATCTATATATGGGGGTGAACCCCCACAGAAAAAGTTTGTCCCTCCAACGCTTGAAGAAGTCACTATATACTGTGCTCAACGCGGCAACTCCGTAGACCCTGAAAGATGGCACGCATACTACACCGCTAACGGATGGATGGTTGGCAAGAATAAAATGAAGGATTGGAAAGCCGCGGTGAGAACATGGGAAAAAACATCAAAGCCGAGCGGGAACCCATTTAAGGAATTATTAAGAAAGGAGATCCAGCGTGAACAGGAAGGAAGTTATGGCAATGATGTCGGCTATCAAGGTGGCCTATCCAAGCTATTACAAGAACCAGACGGAGATTGACGATGCAATAAATCTATGGACGGAAATGCTTGCCGAGGACGATCCGGCTTACATAGCAAAAGCAGTTAAAGAATTTATTAAAACTGACTCTAAAGGATTCCCGCCAACTATCGGGCAGATACGAACAATAGCCGCCGAGATTCGCCGAGCAGAATGGGACAAGCGACAGCGAGAAATAAGCCAGCTGCCGGAGCCAAAGACCGAGCGCGTACCGTGTCCGCCTGAGATCATGGAGAAGATGAGAAATCTATTCAGACTAGAGTTTTAATCATTGGTTGTTGAGAAACAAAAAGAAAGCGAGGTATCGAATATGGGTGGATTAATTTATGACGAAAACGGCAAAGTTATAGGTCATGTTACTTCGCCGGATAGATTAACAGCAGAAAGCATCGAGTTTTGGGAGAAAGAAACTGGCAAGGAACTTCGTTGTGCTATTTGCGGAAGCCGACTTCAGCCCGGGGACCAAAAAGATCATTTCTGGCCGTACTTTTCGGACTATAACCGTTGCAGAAAGTGTTTAGAAGAAGAGAAAACCTGAACCCATTGGCCCCGGGCCGATGAACTTGGGTACCGGTTGGCGGGAGGCCCGGGGCGTTATGTGTAGATGATGAGAATATATGTGATTTTTTAAACAGCCTGGTCCAGCGGTTTGCGCCAGCCGGGGCCGCTGGGGAGGCTGGGAGGGTGGAAATAGATGC